AGAGGATTTGCAAGAACAATTAGTTTAGACCAAATTTCAGGTTCTTTTTCTGGTTCATTTCAAGGGGACGGTAGTAACTTAACAAATCTACCTGCAGCAATTAGAATAGCTAGTGGTTCGGCAACTGCATCTTTTATAGGAGGTAATTTAGTTGTAAATACAAATACAACAGTTCAAGGAAATTTAATTGTAAGAGATTCTATATTTGCAGAACAATTAGTAGTATCTTATATTTCATCATCTGTAATATATTCATCGGGTTCAAATAAGTTTGGAGATGATATATTAGATATACAACAAATAACTGGTTCACTTAATATTAGCGGCAGTGTTACAATAACTGGTTCACTTAAAGCGCAACAAATAACAGGTTCTGTATCTGGTGCATTTACTGGAGATGGTGCTGGATTGTTTAACATTCCTCGTTCTGCATTTAGTGGTGATTCATTTAGAATAGCTAGTGGTAGTGTAACTGCTTCCGTAGACCCTACATATGGATTTAAAGTTGAATCGGCATTAAGTGGTTCTGAATTTACTGGTAGTGTAGATATTAGTGGTAGTATATCAGCATCTTTATTTATCGGAGATGGTAGAGGATTATTTAATTTACCAGCTTTAACAGCAACATTAATAGCAAGTGGTTCTGCAACTGCATCTATCGCACCAAACACTGGATTGGTTGTAAATACATTCTCAACATTCCAATTTCCAGTATCCGCATCAATGTTTAGTGGTAGTGGTAAGGGATTATTTGATATTCCACAATCAGCTTTAGCAGAGGATGCAACTTTAATAGCAAGTGGTAGTGTAACGGCATCGGTATCACCTAATTTTGGATTTAGAGTAGAATCTGCTACGGTTGGTTCTCAGATAACTGGTAGCATGTTTGTTACTGGTAATATTCAATTGGGTGTTGGTGGTGTTTATTCTGGTAGTGGTGCAAGATTATTCGATATACCACGTTCAGCATTAACTCCGGATGCATTGGTAGCAACATTAATAGCAAGTGGTAGTGTAACGGCATCAACATCTCCGGATTTTGGATTTAAAGTAATATCTGCACAAAGTGGTTCTAGTTTTACTGGTAGTTTATTTGTAAGTGGTGGAATTGAAATTAATTCTGGTTCATCTTACTCTGGTAGTGGTGCTAGATTATTTGATATTCCAGTAAGAGCATTAAGAGATTTAGACTTATCTAAGATTTCAAGCGGTTCGGCAACTGCATCAATTTCTCCTGATAAAGGATTGGTAGTAAATACATTCTCTACATTTAGTGGAAGTATGCTTATTTCAGCATCTAAGCAATATTTTCCATCCGAATCTATACAAACTGTATTTAACGTAACTAATAATGATAATTTAAATTATAATTTTACTGGGGCAGCTATTGGTTCGAATCCAACATTAACATTAGTAAGAGGTATAACTTATATTTTTAATTTAAATGTAAGCGGACATCCTTTTCAAATAAAAACAATTAATACAACCGGAACAAACGATTTATATAATACGGGTGTAACGAATAATGGAGGTCAAGTTGGTACTTTAATATTTGCAGTACCATCAAATGCACCTGATAGACTTTATTATATTTGTCAATTCCATGCATCTATGGCTGGTACTATTAATATAGTAGATGGATTATTGCAAAAAGGTGATGGTGTTACCATAACAGGAAGTTTGGATGTTAGTGATATTATTAGAGCTAGAGAATTTACTGGCTCATTTAGTGGTTCGTTTTTCCAAGGTGATGGTGGGGGATTATTTAATATTCCAAGAGCAGCATTTACTGGAGATTCTCCTAGAATAGCAAGTGGTTCTGTAACGGCTTCTGTAAGTCCTGATGATGGGTTTTTAGTAAAATCAGTTGAAAGTGGTTCAACTTTTAGTGGGTCTGTTGATATTAGTGGTTCTTTAATTATATTTGGAAATTTAATTGGACAAGAAATTAGTGGTTCAAGCTTTAGTGGTTCATTTCAAGGAGATGGTAGTAGATTAACAAATATAAACGTACCACCTCAAGTTGCAACAAAGATAGTATCTGGTTCGGTAACAGCTTCTGTAAGTCCTGATTCTGGATTCGTAGTAGTATCTTCTGATAAAGGTTCTCAATTTACTGGTAGTATATTTTTAAGTGGTAGTATATTTGGAAATTCAAGTATAGAAATATCCAGTGGTTCGTTTAGCGGTAGTGGTGCTAGATTATTTGATATACCAAGAGCAGCTTTAACGCCAGATGCTTTATTATCTACTGAAATAAAAAGTGGTAGTGTAACGGCATCGGTTAGTCCTGAATTTGGATTTAAAGTATTATCTGCGGAAAGTGGTTCTCAATTTACTGGTAGTTTATTTGTTAGTGGTAATATATCATTAGCAAGTGGTTCATCTTATTCTGGTAGTGGTAAAAATTTATTTGATATCCCACTATCAGCATTGGCAAACTTAGACCTTTCTAAAATTTTCTCTGGTTCTGCAACTGCATCAATTTCTCCTGATAGAGGATTTGAGGTATTCGCTTCAGTATCAAACTTTTCTGGTTCAGTATCAGCATCCGTATTTAGTGGTAGTGGTAAAGGATTAACAGATATTCCATTTTCAGCGTTATCAGAAGAATTAAAAAGAATTGCTAGTGGAAGTGTAACTGCATCGGTTTCTCCTGATGATGGATTTAGAGTAATATCAGCTGAAAGTGGTTCTCAATTTACAGGTTCTTTATTTGTAACTGGTGGATACATTAGAGTTGAGACTGGCTCATTTTTCTCTGGTTCTGGTGCTGGATTAAAAGATATTCCTAGAAACGCATTGACCGAAGATGCTTTAATATCTACCGAAATTAAAAGTGGTAGTGTAACTGCATCTGTTTCTCCTGATTTTGGATTTAGAGTAATATCAGCTGAAAGTGGTTCGCAATTTACTGGTAGTTTATTTGTAACTGGTGGATATATTAGAGTTGAGACTGGTTCTTTCTTTAGTGGTAGTGGTGCTGGATTATCTGATATTCCTGAATCTGCATTATCATTTAAAATTAATAGAATTGCAAGTGGTTCGGTAACTGCATCAATTTCGCCTGATTATGGGCTTAGAGTAAATACATTTTCTACAATTAGTGGAAGTTTTATAGTATCATCTTCGGCAAGAGAATTAGCATATTCTGATATAGATACTGTATTTAACGTAACCAATGCTGGAAGTAGTGCATATAATATAAGTAATAGATTAGTAAGTGGTTCAAACCCAACTTTAACTTTAGTTAGAAATGTAAATTATACATTTAATGTAAATGCTAGTGGGCATCCATTTTGGATTAAAGATACAAATAGTACAGGTACTGCAAACTCATATGATACTTGGGTAACTAATAATGGTGATGATGTTGGTGTTATAACATTTTTAGTTTCAGGAAGTGCACCGGATACACTTTATTATAATTGTCAATTACATGGTTCAATGGCCGGCACTATTAATGTAGTAGATGCATTATATGTTCCAGCAGAAATAAAATTAATTGGAGATACAAAAGTAATTGGTGTAGTAACTGCTTCTGTATTTAGTGGTAGTGGTAAAGGATTATTTGATATTCCTTTCTCAAATATTACTGGTGATGCAGTACGAATAGCAACTGGTAGTATAACAGCATCGGTATCACCACAAAAAGGATTTTTTGTTGAATCAGTTGAAAGTGGTTCATCTTTTAGTGGAAGTATTTTAATTGATTCATCTTCTTTTATTTATTCAGAAGGTACTTATTTACGAAATATTCCTCGTTCTGCATTAACTGAAGATGCATTAGCTTCATCTGAAATTAAATCAGGTTCAGTAACAGCATCGGTATCTCCTGTATTTGGATTTATAGTAAAAACACCATTTACTTCATCAGTAAGTGAAAGTTTCTTTGTTACACAAATAGCATCTCAATTTACGGGTTCAATATCCGTATCTGGTAGTTTATTTGTAAATGATACAAGCGGAGGACTATTTATAGATTCATCATCATTTATATTTGCTGATGGAACATATCTTAGAAATATTCCTCGTTCTGCATTAACTGAAGATGCACTATTATCATCGTTTATTGTATCTGGTTCAGTAACGGCATCTGTAAGTCCTGATTTTGGATTTAAAGTAATAGCAACTAATATATTTAGTGGTTCTGAGTTTGGTTCTCAATTTACTGGAAGTGTTGATGTAAGTGGAAGTGTTAGAGCATTTAGATTTATAGGAGATGGTTCTCAAATTACAAATGTACAAGCGGCAGCATCACCTTTAATAGCAAGTGGTTCTGCAACGGCTTCGGTAGCTAGTGGTGATACTTTTGTAGTTACAACCGGTGCAACTGGTTCTGGCTTAAATTATCAAATTGGTACTCGTATAACTGGTAGTGTTGATGTTAGTGGTAGTTTAAAAGCTCAATTTATATTAGGTGATGGTAGATTTATAACAAACGTACAAGCGGCAGCTGCACCATTCATTGGTAGTGGTTCTGCAACTGCATCGGTTCAAAGTGGTGATTCCTTTGTAGTAACAACTGGAGCAACTGGTTCGGCCATTGGTTCTAGATTTACGGGTTCAATTGACGTAAGTGGTAGTGTTAGAGCATTTTCATTCATTGGAGATGGTTCTCAATTAACGAATGTACAAGCATCTGCAGCTCCATTAATAGCAAGTGGTTCTGCAACGGCATCCGTTCAAAGTGGAATACAATTTGTAGTAACAACGAATGGTGTATTCTCAAGTGTAGGTTCTAATTCTGGTTCTTATTATGGTTCTATATTCACTGGTTCGGTAAGTATTAGTGGTTCGATATCATCATCTCGTTTTGAAGGTGATGGTGGTGGATTGTTTAATATCCCAGCATCGGCATTAGAAGATTTACAATTAAGTATAATTCAATCTGGTTCTGGTAGAGCAATTGTAGACCCAGAAAAATTAGATGTAAACGTACCTATAACAGCTGCATTATTTATTGGTGATGGTGGTGGATTATTTAACATTCCGGCAAACGCATTACAAGACCTTAAATTAGATAGAGTTATATCTGGTTCGGTTGAAGGTGTGATATCTCCAAATAAAGGATTTGAAGTAAATACATCTGTAAGAATATTCTCTGGTTCACTAACTGTGAGTGGTTCGGTATTTGTTAGTGGTGGAAATGTAATAGCAGCATCTGGTTCTTCATTTATTGGAGATGGTAGTGGATTAAGAAATATCAATATCGCTAATTTAGCATTTGAAACTTCTCTATTACAATCTGGTTCTGTAACTGCACAAATCTCTCCAAATTTAGGATTAGTTGTAAATACATCAGCATCTATACAAGGTGATTTGAATGTATTGAATAAAATATTAGTAAATAATATTACGGCAAGTAATGTTATTAAATCTCAATTATTTACCGGTTCATTCTTAGGTACATATAATTTCCAAGGAGTTGGGGCTACGGCTAGTGCAGAATATGATATTTTAAGATTCAATCCAACACAAGGATATTTCATACCTCAGCCGGAAACATCATTAACTGAAACAGTAGCATTTAATAATGTAAGTAATTTAACTATTGTACACAATTTGGGTATAAAATATCCAATGGTTCAGGTGTACGCTACTGGTTCTGAAGACCAAATTTTACCTGGAACAATAAAATCAATTGATGATGATACTATACAAATTGTATTTAGTGGATTAACATCTGGACATGTTGTAATTGGTAGTGGTGGTTCTTTAATAAATGGAACTATTAATGGAGATAGGGTATTTGGTGAAGTTTATTCGGCATCTTATGCTAGGAGAGCAGCTTTAGCAGACGCTGTAACTGGATTTGATTCGGCATCGTTGGTAGCATTATCAGCATCGTTATCAAATGCAAACGCTTATGTAAGAAATGACCAAACAGCTTCAATGGCTGTTTTAAATTCTAAATTTGCAGAAACCGCATCATATGTAGCTGATTTAAGTAATCTTAATTTAACTGATTATGTAAGAAATAGTAGAACATCTTCAATGACTGTTGGTACTGCTTCTTTAGCAATTACCGCATCATATGCATTATTTGCACAAAATGCATCAAACGTTGATACGGCTAACTTTATACAAAATTTCCAAACCGCATCAATGAGAGTTGGTACGGCTTCATTAGCAATATTTGCATTTACTGCATCATACGCTTTAAATGCAGCTGGAAGTGATACTTCATCGTTCTTACAAATTAATACTGACCAAACTTTTAGAGCATCTTTAGTAGTTAGTGCTAGTTTGGGTGTGAGTGGTAGTGTATTTTTTGGAAATTTACCATCTGCATCATATGAGCAAGTAGTAATATGGGATACAGTAACAAAAAAATTAGGATATAGAAATATAGCAGCAGCTGTGGGTTCATCTGGTACATCAGGAACTTCTGGTATAAGTGGAACGGATGGTACATCAGGAACTTCTGGTACAAGTGGTACAAGCGGTACTTCTGGGACTTCTGGAACATCTGGAGTAGATGGTACATCAGGAACTTCTGGTACATCAGGAACTTCTGGTACATCAGGAACTTCTGGAACTTCTGGATTAGATGGTACATCAGGAACTTCTGGTACATCAGGAACATCAGGAACTTCTGGTACATCAGGAACATCAGGAACTTCTGGAACATCAGGAACATCTGGAACATCGGGAACTTCTGGAACATCTGGAACATCGGGAACTTCTGGAACATCTGGGACATCGGGAACTTCTGGAACATCAGGCACAAGCGGAACATCTGGAACATCAGGCACAAGCGGAACATCAGGAACTTCTGGAACTTCTGGAACATCAGGAACATCAGGAACAAGCGGTACAAATGGAACTGCAGGAAGTGGTGGTTCATCAGGAACTTCTGGAACATCAGGAACTTCTGGAACATCAGGAACTTCTGGAACATCGGGAACAAGCGGTACAAATGGTTCTGCTGGTACAGCAGGTACTTCTGGTACATCGGGTACTTCAGGAACTTCTGGTTCTAATGGTAGTAGTGGTACTTCGGGAACTTCTGGTACATCGGGAACTTCTGGTACATCGGGAACTTCTGGTAGTGGTGGTGATAGTGGTAGTAGTGGAACATCTGGTAGTGGTGGTTCTTCTGGTACATCTGGAACAAGTGGTACATCTGGTTCAACTGGTTCAGATGGTACATCAGGAACTTCTGGTACATCCGGCTCAGCTGGACAAGATGGTACATCGGGAACTTCTGGTTCATCAGGAACTTCTGGTTCAACTGGTTCGGCTGGAACTTCGGGTACATCGGGAACTTCTGGAACTTCTGGAACATCAGGAACTTCTGGTTCGGATGGTACATCGGGTTCATCTGGTACAAGCGGTACATCGGGAACTTCTGGAACAAGCGGTACATCTGGTACAAGCGGTAGTGATGGTTCGTCTGGTACAAGTGGTACTAGTGGTAGTAGTGGTACATCGGGTACTTCGGGAACTTCTGGTACATCTGGAACATCAGGCACAAGTGGTAGTGATGGTTCGTCTGGTACAAGTGGTACAAGCGGAACTTCTGGTACAAGCGGCGTTGGTACTGATGGTACATCTGGTACTTCAGGAACTTCTGGAGAAAGTGGTTCATCTGGAACTTCAGGTACATCTGGTACAAGTGGTACAAATGGTAGTGCTGGTTCAAGTGGTACAAGTGGTGTTGGTACTGATGGTACATCAGGAACTTCTGGAACTTCTGGAGAAAGTGGTTCATCAGGAACTTCTGGAGCAAGTGGTACATCGGGAACTTCAGGTACAAATGGTTCAGCTGGTACATCCGGTACAAATGGTTCAGATGGAACTTCTGGAACATCAGGAACTTCTGGTAGTGATGGAACAAGCGGTACAAGCGGCACAAGTGGTAGTGATGGAACTTCTGGAACATCTGGAAGTGGTGGTACAAGTGGTACATCAGGAACATCTGGATTAGATGGAACTTTCTTTGGTAGTAGTGGTACTTCTGGTACAAGCGGTACAAGTGGCACATCAGGAACTTCAGGAACTTCTGGAGAAAATGGTTCATCAGGAACTTCTGGTTTAAACGGAACATTCTTTGGTAGTAGTGGTACAAGCGGCGTAAGTGGTTCTGATGGTACATCGGGAACATCAGGAACTTCTGGGGAAAATGGCTCATCAGGAACTTCTGGAGAAAATGGTTCTTCTGGAACTTCTGGATTAAATGGTACATTCTTTGGTAGTAGCGGTACTTCTGGAACATCGGGAGAAAGTGGAAGTAGTGGAACGAGTGGAATAAATGGTACGGATGGTACTAGCGGAACTTCAGGAACTTCTGGATTAAACGGAACTTTCTTTGGTTCTTCAGGAACTTCTGGTATAAATGGTACTGATGGTACGTCTGGTACAAGTGGTACAAGTGGTACATCGGGAATAAATGGTACTGATGGTACTTCAGGAACTTCTGGATTGAATGGTACAATGTTTGGAAGTAGTGGTACTTCTGGAATAAGTGGTACTTCAGGTACTTCTGGAGAAAGTGGTTCTTCTGGAACTTCTGGAACTTCAGGAACTTCTGGTTTAAATGGTACAATGTTTGGAAGTAGTGGAACATCTGGTTTTGATGGTACTTCTGGTACAAGCGGAGCTGGTACATCTGGAACTTCTGGAGAAAGTGGTTCATCGGGAACTTCTGGTTTAAATGGTACAATGTTCGGAAGTAGTGGTACTTCTGGAGAAAGTGGTTCATCGGGAACTTCTGGTTTAAATGGCACGGATGGTTCATCAGGAACTTCTGGTACATCGGGAACATCAGGAACTTCTGGATTAAATGGAACTTTCTTTGGAAGTAGTGGTACAAGTGGTACTTCAGGAGTAAGTGGAAGTAGTGGAACATCAGGAACTTCTGGAACATCAGGAACATCAGGAACTTCTGGATTAAATGGTACAATGTTTGGAAGTAGTGGTACTTCTGGAACATCGGGTACTTCCGGAGTAAGTGGTACATCGGGCACATCTGGTATTTCTGGGACAGCAGGAACTTCTGGATTGAATGGTACTATGTTTGGTAGTAGTGGTACAAGCGGCACATCAGGAACTTCTGGAGTATCTGGTTCTGCTGGTACATCGGGAACTTCTGGTACATCAGGAACTTCTGGATTAAATGGTACAATGTTCGGTTCATCAGGAACTTCTGGAATAAGTGGTACGGCTGGAACATCGGGAACGTCTGGATTAGGAACTTCTGGAACTTCTGGTACATCAGGAACTTCTGGTGTTAATGGTACATTCTTTGGTAGCAGTGGTACGAGTGGTATTAATGGTGAGACTGGCGCTTCCGGTTCTTCTGGTACATCAGGTACAAACGCTCCGGGATTTTCATCTGGTACTTCTGGTAGTGGTGGTGCAAATGGTACTTCTGGATTAAATGGTACATTCTTTGGTTCATCTGGGACTAGTGGTGCAAATGGTACATCGGGTACTAATTCACCGGCATTTTCATCTGGAACTTCTGGTACAAATGGATTTTCTTTGGTTGGAACAACCAATGATGGATTATTAACTTACACAAATGCACCCGTTGGTGCAACTGTTGAAAGTAATATAACATTTGATGGTACGAATTTAGCAGTAGTAGGTAACGTAATATCAACAACATATAGAGAAACATTTAATGATTTAGGAACTGGTGGAAGTGCAACATTGGATTTATCAACAGCAAACAACTTTAGAAGACAATTTAACGGAACTGCAACAATAACAATAACAAACGCACCTAATTCTCCAATTGGATTTGGATTTACATTAGTAACCGTAAATGCCGGAGCATATGCAATTACTTGGCCTGCTAGTGTTGATTGGGTTGGTGGAAGTGCGCCAATACTTACTTCTTCTGGAACTGATGTTTTAGTATTCTACACTTATAATGGTGGAACATCTTACTATGGATTTGTAACAGGTAAAAACTTAAGTTAATAATTATAGTTATGGGAATATTTAGAAGACTAGTAGAATCAGAATCATCGGCAGTTTTTCCGTTTGTATTTAGAATAACAACGACTACGGCTAATACTGTATTTACAACTCCTTTAGTAGATTATGGTGGTTTAACTCCTAATTTAACGATTAGCTGGGGAGATTCTACATCATCACCACTAATAACATCATCAAATTCAGTAGATAGAATACATACCTTTGTAACAGCCGGAACTTATACAATTACTATAAATGGATTTATGCCAGGTTTTCGTGTCGATAATAATGCTGGTATTAGAACTCTTGTTACGGAATTAGTACAATGGGGAATTGTTGGATTAAGAACTATAAATTTTTATGGATGTACTAATTTGACAGCAATACCTGGAAGTGCTTCATTGAGTGGTGTGGGTGGGTATACTGGTTTAGCAGAGGTAGTTTCTTTTGCCTCTTTTATGAGAGGTACTAGAATAACAGCAATTCCTGAGGATGTATTTGATTATTCACCAAACGCAACAACATTTACGGATAGTTTTTCTGGTATAACAACTATAACAACCGTACCAACTGGATTATTTGATAATGTAACTTTAGCAACAACATTTGCATCTTGCTTTTTTGCTTGTACTGGATTAACATCAGTACCTTCTACATTATTTGATACTAATACTTTAGTAGTAAACTTTTCATCAACTTTTAGAAATTGTAGAGCATTAACAAATGTATTACAATTTACATTTAATACAAACGTAACTATTTTTAATAATATTTATAATATGAGTTCAACTGTAAATTCATTAACGGGAACTGCACCTGAATTGTGGTTAAGAACTCCAACTCCATCTGGAACTGATGCATTCAACAATTGTACTGGTTTATCAAATTTTGCATCAATACCTGTAAACTTTAAATAATATGTATTTACGAATTATAGATGAAACAATAAACTATCCTTATAGTATTCCTCAATTAAGAGCAGCATTTCCAAATGTAAGCTTACCTAGCGAATTAACTGATACATCATTGATAGAGTGGGATATGTATGTAGTTACTCCAACTCCAATGCCAACCGATTACACAAAAAATATCACCGAAGGAACGCCTGTTTTAACTGATGGTGTATATTATCAAAATTGGATTCAAACCAATGCATCTCAAACTGAAATAGATTATAGATTAGAAAATCAATGGTTTATTGTTAGAGAAACTCGAAATGAATTATTGGTAGAGTGTGATTGGACACAATTAGCAGATGTATCAGCTGAAACAAAAGCAATTTGGTCTGAATACAGACAATCTTTAAGAGATATTACATCTCAACCCAATCCATTTAGTATAACTTGGCCTGTGAAACCTTAAAAGGAAAATTATTTATATTTATACACATAACACAAAAGTATATAGATATAGATGGTAATACATAGTCCAATATTTTCAGGTTCAATTATTCAAGCTTCAAATGCATACGCAAATTTAAGCGGTTCATTTACTGGTTCATTTACTGGTTCATTTAAAGGAACTATTGATGTATCTCAAGCATCTTTTGATTTTCTTAATATAAATCAAAGATTATCTGTTACTGGTTCTCAAATAATTACTGGTTCTATTAGATTAACACAAGGTGGTTATTTAGTAGATGGTGTGGACGTATTAGATTCGGCAATAGCCTTTGCAATAGCATTAGGATAAAAATAAAACAAAATGGCAAATACATTTAAAAATAGTATAACAAGTTCAATCGGAATAACAGGCGTAAAAGTATATGAAGCTCCGGCAGGAACAGCAGCAACTGTAATTGGTGTCAATGTAGCAAATACATCAACTCAAAATATTTCTGTAAGTGTAATGCTTAGAGACAATGGTGGAAACAAATGCGTATTTTTGGTAAAGAATGCTTTAATTGTACAAGGTAGTTCAAATGTTATGGTAGGTGGAGACCAAAAAGTTGTATTAGAAGCAACAGACTTTATTTCAGTTACATCATCGTTAGCAGCTTCGGCAGATGTAATTGTTTCAGTATTAGAATTGACATAATAAAAAGATATATTAAATGGCGTTTAACGGTAATAATCCAAATGGTTTAAATCAGACTAGTGTAAATAGTGTATCACTTTTTGTAAGTGGTTCTCCTATTTTAAATGCCTCATCTGAATCTGTTAATATTGTAGGAAATTTTAGTTCTTCTGCAGTACAAACAAATGTAATTGGAGTAATTGGTACATCACCACTTCAAATAAAAGCAAATACCCAAATTAGTGGCTCTTTTAATATTTCATCATCAATATCAGCATCTTTGTTTAGAGGAGATGGTAGTGGATTGTTTAATATATCAGCTACATCAATTGGTGATTTGGATAGATTAAAATCAGGTTCAGCAACGGCAATAATTTCTCCAAATAAAGGTTTAGTAGTTAATACTGATTTAACAGTAGCTGGTACAATAAATGCAACTGAATTAAAAGTAACTTATATATCATCATCAATAATCTACGCAAGTGGTTCATCAAAATTTGGTGATGCTCAAACTGATAAGCAGGAATTTACTGGAAGTGTTGGGATTACTGGTTCATTAACATTTGGTGTTGGTTCTTTACCGCAAGATGGTAGTACAAATGAAGTTTTAGTTTATAATACAACAACTGGTAGAGTTGGTGTAAAAACAGCAGCAGCAACATCAGGAACATCTGGTACTTCTGGAACATCGGGAACATCAGGAACATCTGGTTCATCTGGTACATCGGGTTCATCAGGAACTTCTGGTTCTCAGGGTTCGTCTGGAACTTCTGGAACATCAGGAACTTCTGGAACATCAGGAACTTCTGGTTCAACTGGTTCGGCTGGCACATCAGGAACTTCTGGAACATCAGGAACTTCTGGAACATCAGGAACTTCTGGTACAAGCGGTAGTAGTGGTACAAGTGGTACATCAGGAACTTCTGGAACATCGGGCTCAACCGGTAGTAGTGGTACAACGGGTTCGGCAGGAACTTCTGGAACATCAGGAACTTCTGGAACATCAGGAACTTCTGGTACAAGCGGTACATCTGGACTAAGTGGTAGTAGTGGAACAAGCGGTACGAGTGGTTCATCGGGAATAAGTGGTACAAATGGTACGGGTGGTACAACTGGTACAGCTGGTACATCGGGAACCTCTGGAAGAAGTGGTAGTAGTGGTACTTCGGGAACTTCTGGAACTGCAGGAAGTGGTGGTATAACTGGTGGTGGCGGTTCAAATGGAACATCAGGAACTTCTGGTAGTAGTGGGACAAGCGGTACAAGTGGAACGAATGGAACGGCTGGTAGTGGAGGTTCATCGGGAACTTCAGGTATAACTGGAGCCGGTGGAGGAAGTGGTTCATCGGGAACTTCGGGAACAAGTGGAAGTAGAGGTACATCAGGAACTTCTGGTTCATCAGGAACTTCTGGTTCATCTGGAACTTCTGGAATAAGTGGTAGTGGGGGTTCATCGGGAACTTCAGGAACTTCGGGAACAAGTGGAAGTAGAGGTACATCAGGAACTTCTGGAGCACAAGGTTCATCGGGTTCAGCAGGAACATCTGGAACTTCTGGAGCACAAGGTTCTTCTGGTTCAGCAGGAACATCAGGAACTTCTGGTACATCTGGAATTTCAGGTTCGGCAGGTACATCGGGAACATCTGGAACTTCTGGAGCACAAGGTTCTTCTGGTTCAGCAGGAACATCTGGAACTTCTGGAGCACAAGGTTCTTCTGGTTCAGCAGGAACTTCTGGTACAAGTGGTAGTAGAGGCACTTCAGGAACTTCTGGTATAAGTGGTAGTAGTGGGACTAGTGGTAGTAGTGGGGTGAGTGGTTCGGCTGGAACTTCAGGAACTTCTGGTACAAGTGGTTCGGCTGGAACTTCTGGTACAAGTGGTAGTAGAGGTACTTCAGGAACTTCTGGTACAAGTGGCTCATCGGGAACTTCTGGAGTAAGTGGTTCTGCTGGTACAAGCGGTAGTAGTGGTACTTCTGGAACTTCTGGAACTTCTGGAAGTAGTGGTACTTCTGGTTCTTCTGGAACTTCTGGAAGTAGTGGAACATCAGGTACGCGTGGTACATCTGGTACATCTGGATTATTAGCATTAACTGGTACAACTGATAATGGTGTAATCACACTAAATGGTTCAGCTCCTAACGGAACTGTTGAAGCAAATTTAAGATTCGATGGTACTACATTAGCAGTAACTGGTAACGCTACAATTAGTGGTGACCTTACTGTAAGTGGTACAACAACATATATTAATACAACAACATTAAATGTAGGTGATAATATCATTACACTTAACGCAGATATTGGAGCATCAACTACACCAACTGAAAATGCTGGTATAGAAGTTAAGAGAGGCAATGCAGCAACAAAACAATTTTATTGGGATGAAGGTAGTGATAGATGGTATCACGACGATAACACATACATAGCTGGTAATTTAGTTCTTAGTGGAACTGTTGATAGTGGACAAGGAGCAACTGAAGTTCATTTAATGAACCAAAATGTTCGTACAACTGATTCACCATCATTCAATAGAATAACATCAACTGTAGCAACTGGTACATCACCATTAGCAGTATCATCTACAACTTTAGTTAGTAACTTAAACTCTGATTATTTAGGTGGACAACAAAATTCATTATTCTTTAGAAATTTAAGTGGAGGTACTGGTACTAGTATTGATACTTATGTTGATAATGGATTTAGAACCTTAAGTTATACAGGATATAGTTCTGGATTGTGGTCTACTAATATGGGTGGTTCTACTGGAACAGTTCAAATGGAGTTTGAATATAATACTCCTGTTAGAGGATTCAAAATAAGAAATAGAACGGATAATACATCTTGGTCATCGGTTGGATGGGTAACTATGACAACTGCAAATCAAGGACATATTGCTGGAACAATTTGGCATAGTGCAAATGATGGAACTGGTACTGGATTGGATGCGGATTTATGGGACGGTTACCAATTCTCAGATTATTTAAACCAACCGGTTAGAACAACTGATAACGTAACACATAATAGACTAACATTAGGAGTTGCAACTGGTACATCTCCATTGGTAGTTTCATCAACTACATTAGTATCAAGCCTCAATTCAGATTTATTGGATGGGCAAGAAGGTACTTATTATGACCAAAGACAATATACAAGAGCAGATAACTATTTAGGTGGTTACTATGTGAGTGGTGGTAGTGAAAAACCAAACAACGCTATATTTGGAGCTGGTAAGTTTAAAGTAGCAATGCTATCCAGTGGTAATTTAGGATTTAGTGGTCCTTGGAGTGATGTGTTATGGACAAGTACATATAGTGGTGGTGATGTTAAGAGTAGTTTCGCTATTGTAAGTGACAAATACTCAGAAAATGTTTTCTTCGCAAAACAAGCATTTGATTCGGCAAATTGGGGAAGTGGTAGATTAGTTCTTACTGATTTCAATTCTCCATATGCATATTATATGAATCAGTATGTTCGTACAACCGATTCTCCTACTTTTAATGATTTAACAGTAACAGGTAGAGCTGTAATTGGTGGTAACTTTAGTAATCAGGCATATAGTTCAGTAGGTTCTACTAGATTACATTTTGGTGGTGGTGACTCTGATGCAAATAGCAATTACTACATCGGTACAAACTTAGAAAATTTTGGTGGTAACTATACTAAATTGGATTTAAGATGGCACACTGGTATTCGTATGGGTGCACAGCCTGGATATGGTGGTGTTCGTTTCTATAATAATGAAGATTTAGATGCAGTTATTTTATCAGTTGGTACTAGTGATGCAAACGTTAAAGTAACAAATAGCTTAATAGCTGGAAGTACTGGTACTCCTCAAGCTACTATACAAGCGGTTGGTAATTTAAGATGGTCTTCTGGTGGTAACTCATATTACACTTATAGTGATATGGATAGTGGAGGTCTTTATATAGAGACTGTAGATAATGGCACCAGCCGTGCAAAAATGAGATTCCAAACTAGACCTTCAAACTCTGGAGCATATACAACATATCAAATTGATTCTAATAATAACGCTCATTATTGGAGTATTAATGGAACAAATTATTTAACATTAGATACTGGTAATTTGAATGTAAATAATGCCGGTTTAATTGTAAATGGTTTAGCAAGATTCAATAGTAGTGGCGCTCCGTTTATGAGATGGCATAATACATCTGCATCTGGATATATGTTATTGGGAATGTATGATGATAATAGTACTCAAAGAGTTTGGTTTGGTATGGGTGGTAGAACACAATCTTTTGGTTCTTATGCAGCATATTCTACTGATGGATTATCTATGAATTTAGATGGAGCTGGCGCAATCAATATATCAAATAGAGGTTCATCAAAAAGAATCAATTTAAATACTGGTACTGAAGGTGCATCGAATTTTACTACATTAAGAATGGTAAATCAGGAAGTATATGTAACGCCTGATTCGGTAAATGGTAATTTACGTTCACCACTATATTATGTTTCGGATGATACAACTTATTTATGGAATAGTAATAGAATAGTAGTAAACCAAGTAACATTCCCTTATAGAGAATGGGATTATAGTTGGGGAGCTCATGGTACTGGTAGTGGTACTCAATCAATGTCCTTTAGAATGTGGGATAGTTACACTCAAAGTGGAGCACCTTCATCTTATGGTACATTAATTGAATATTATGGATTAGGTGGGCATCAACATGACCAATACTATTTCTATCAGGGTGAAATTCTTCATAGATACGGATGGTATGGTACTACGAACTGGCAAAGTGGGTGGAGAGCAATGTTGCATGCTGGAAACTATTCTGGATACGCAATTCCTATTAGTGGTGGTATAAATATGACTGGTTCTTATGGTTTAAATGACCAAAGATTATATCTAAGAACTAACGGAGATACCAATCACTTTATATGGAATGCGGATGATGATTGGGAAGAAATGAGATACTATTTTGGAACTGGATTTAGAGTTCAAAGTAGTAATGGTGTAACATCGGCAACATTTACAAATAGTGGTATTAACGCCGTTAATATGACCATTGGTGGCGCACAAGTTTGGTATAATAGTGGTGGTTGGTTAGGTGATTTAGCATCTTATGGATTTACTAGAGCTTGGGGACATGCTATGTCTGGGGGTTCTGAATTTGTAATCCTATATAAAGGTGGACAAGGATATACATTAGTTGATGGCTCTTATTACGCTTACGAAGCAGGTGGATTCTATTCATCAAATAACTCAGCAGGAAACACATTATTAGGATTTAATGCAGATAGTACATCTTCTGTTAGATTTAATTCGGCAGTTAGAATTGGTACAAACAATAACCTTTACTTAGATTACAACTACGGACAATCTGTTGTAGGTGTTTATACATCTACTAGATATCAGGGTGTATTTGCAATGAGTGATTCATATAAATTGGCAATTGATGGAAGTAGTCCTGGTAACTTATATGGTTTAGCTTGGTCACATCCAAACGCTGGAGGACAAGCTGGATTTTTAAATGACCACGGATTATTAGTAATGAACTATGGTACTACATTCGCAGCAATTTCTTCTAGAATTTGGGCAAGAGACCAAATGAACGCACCAATTTATTACGATAGAGATACTGGATATTATGGTGATTTTAATAGTGAGACCAACTGGCAAGGTTTGACCAATTATGGTAAAATGAGAATTGGTTTAACTGCAAAGGGTAACTTTAGAAGAAATGATTATACTGGAGATACTAACTATTGGGTAGGTTCAATGGGATGGGGTACAACGGACCTTATCTCTGTATTTACTTGGGGTAGTGGATTCTTTGATACATGGAGTAATCCGGCTAACCAACCTGCTGGTACATCTCACTGGACTGGAGTTCAGGCACTTCACTATGTAAGTTCATATAATAGTGGATATGGGTGGCAATTAGTTGGTGGACCTATTGAAGGTGCATGGTGGACATCTTATTGGAGTTCAAAGCGTGCTTGGTATAAGTTAGCAATGTACGGATTGAATGAAGTTGGTGTTGGTTCACTATATTCTACAATTATGTACGATGCCAATGACACATCTCGATATGTAGACCCTAATGGATATAGTTATTTTACAAACACTGGTTTAGTATTAGAAGTTGTAAAACTTGGAACAGGTCCTAATAGTAGAGCATTTATGGCAGCAAACAACCAGGGTGATAACTCTTGGGGTATTGTTGGTGAATTTAGAGTAAATGGTGGACCTGGAGGTGATAGACCTTCTATCTTATTCTCAAGCGGATTTAATAGTAATACATGGTCTTGTGGATATGGATATGCAGATGATTCTTATTTTAGAATCAATCACGACCACGGACATAGAAACCAAAGTTGGGGTACTACCGACTTCTATATTGATAGAGGTGGTAACTCATATTCAAATGGTAGTTCTAGAGCACCAATATTCTATGACCAAAACAATACGGCATATTATACTGACCCTACTGGATATTCTCAAATGAGTTCTGGTGAATTCAACAACTATATGAGAGCAGCTCGTATAGATTTCATTGGTACTGGTGGTAACTCTGGACAAGGTACAAATGCATACTCTATCTTCCAAGAAGGTGGTGGATGGGGTTATCCTTATCCGGATTTAAGAATTGCATATCATACTGGTATTAAATTGGGAGGAAATGCTGGTTCTTATGAAGGAACTAGAGTTTATTCTGATTACGATATGAGTGATTTGTGTATCCAATTGGCAGGTTCATCAAACTATTCATTTAAGTATAAATGGATGTGGACCAATGACACGGGATATTACGCCAGTCAAAACGGAGCTCACTGGTATCCAAACAACATCACATATGGTGCTTGGAGAATGAATGGTAATAGAAATGGATGGTATGGACACGTAATCGATTCAGCATATTTACCTCACTATATGTGGGAGAGTGGTAATGGTGGAATATATTTACAAGACGCTGGAAGATGGGTATTGTATCATTCGTTAGGAAATAACTGTACGGGATTTTGTACATCTTCAACATCTGGAGCATATGGTATATATGTAGCTAAAGGTATTTATTCTGAAGGTAATATAGTAGCTTATTCTGATAGACGAGCAAAAGAAAATATTATAACTGTTGATAATGCTTTAGATAAAGTATCACAAATGAGAGGTGTATTTTATAGTAGAATTAATGATGAAACCAAAAAAAGAAATATAGGGGTAATTGCACAAGAAGTAGAAAAAATATTACCTGAGGTAGTAACATACGCAGCTGATGTGGATGAGTATGGTGTTTCATATGGTAATTTTGCTGGTTTATTTATTGAAGCAATAAAAGAACAAAATGAAATTATAAAAAAACAATCAGCTGAAATTAAAGAATTGAAAGAAATTTTAAATAATTTAATACTTAATATTAAAGGATAATAATATGGCACTAATTAGAGATTACGAATTACCAGGAACTGGATTGACTGTACCAAATGCATATCACGTTGTTACAAATATAAAAGTTGAAAAAAGAATGGCAGATTTTAAGCCACCTGTTGACCTATCTAGACCCGATGGTTTAACGCCAATGAATAGAAGCGCAGGTACGGAAGTATATTGGTCTGCTGGATATACTGGAGAAGTGGCAGTAACTATTTGGGTAAATAAAGCTGCAAGGGATGCCAATGCAAACCCAATTGGATTTATAGGAACTAACCCATCTGATAATAAACATGGTGTTAGTATTGGTACTGCTGGTATGGACCATAAGTGCGTATTTTTTATAGACCAATCATCAACATTGGACCATATGGCACAAGCATATAGACATTTATTAACTACCGATTATTATAGTGGTTCATTGGAAGTTTAAAATCAATATATTTATATAATATAAAATAAAAAATTATGGGATTAACATACGATTGGAAATTAATAGGACTTAAAAAACAAAACACAGAAAATTTATCTGATGTAATTGTTGGTACTAATTGGAGATTAACAGGTACCGATGAAGATGGTAATAGCGGTATATTCAATGGAGCAACTCCTTTTGAAATACAAGACCTTAATGGTGATGGTTTTGTTGATTATAGAGATTTGACAGAAGAATTAGTATTGGGTTGGATACAAAACCATGTAAGTGGTTCATCTCCATCGAACTATATGAATCATATAAATCAACAAATACAAAAACAAATTAATACTGTAAAATTTGCAACAATAGATGTAAATGAAATTGATTTACCTTGGTCACCAACATCTGGTAGTGCTACACCAACCCCACCAGAGGTTGCACCAACAACTTAATAATATTTAAAGATTTTTATTGTAATATGTTCAAAGCACTTATTTATAAACAAATTTGTGTTTTGAACATTTTCTTTATATTTATATAGGTAATTACATGGGATTTTCTTAATTACAAACTTAAAATACAAATTGGAGAAATAAAATGGCAGAAAGAATCGTATCACCGGGAGTTTTCACAAGAGAAAATGACCTTTCATTCTTAGCACAAGGTGTAGGAGAAATCGGAGCAGCATTTATAGGACCTTTTAAGCAAGGACCTGCATTCGTACCTACTATTGTGAGAACCCAATCAGAGTTCGAAGATATCTTCGGTACTCCTGATGGAACTTATTATACTGAATATGCAGTACAAAACTATTTAAGAGAAGCTGGACAAGCAACAATCGTAAGAGTTGCTGGTATTGGTGGATATCAACAATTAGCACCTTTGGCAATATTTGCATCTGGTTCTAATAGAGATACCCAAGCTAAATTAGTTGGAGTATTACATTCAACATATACTGGTAACGAAGGTGTTGGTTTTCCATCAACAACTTTAGTACAAAATGATGCTAGTATTGGTTCGTTTGTACTTTCTAGTTCAGCAGTAACTTTTAATGTATCTGCATCTATTTTACCAACAGATACTAATGATTTAGCAGATGTATTTGGTGAATCTCCATATGGTTCAAAAACAGCATACGCTTACAAATACTTTGAAAACATTGCACAATTTTACACTGGTTCATCTAATGTAATTGGTAATAAGACAGTTTTAACTGTAGCTCAATTACCAACACAAGAATTCGGTGATGCAAAAGAAGCTGAAACTCCAATTGTTCAATCACAATTAATTAGTGGTGAAAGATATAATCTATTCCAATTTAAAACTATTGGACATGGTACATTATATAATACTAAATTTAAAGTTGGTATTTCTAATGTAAAAGCAGCTGGTGAAGATGGAGCAACTGATTATTCTACATTTACTGTAACAATTCGTTCATATAGTGATACTGATAAGAGAAAGAGTGTTGTTGAAACATTTAACAATGTAAACTTAGACCCTGCTTCTCCAAACTATATCGCTAGAAGAATTGGTGATAGATATTTCACAATTGATTCTAATGGTAAAATTACTGAATATGGTGATTATACTTCAAAATCAAAATATGTAAGAGTTGTAGTTCAGGATTCAAACGCTAATATTTTAGGACCTGGTTCTTATCCAATATCAGCAGCACCATTCGGACACGAAGCATACACTAACCCTGTTTATTTAGGTAGTACTGAAAGTAGAGTACCTGCAGTGGTTTACCAAACTGGTTCAGCAAACAACACATCATCATCTCCTGTATATTATGCTGGTTTTGATTTTGAAACTGCTGGTGTAAAAAATGATAACGCTCAGTACTTAGCACCAATACCTGCATCAGCAGTTGCTGGGGCAAACAAAGCATTCGCATTTGATGGTGAGCAAGGGTTATCATATGTAATGACCGGTTCAGCATCAACTGATATGGTTAAGAGACAATTTATATTAGGATTCCAATTCGGATTTGATGGTACTAACCCAACTGTAAAAATAGCTAAAGCTGGTGATACTGATTGGGGAAATGCAAATCAGCAAGGATTCAATTGCGCAACTTCAACAGCATCTGGTTCGGTAGCATATACAAAAGCAATCAACGCTGTATCTAATCCTGATGAGTATGATATCAATATGGTAGTAACTCCTGGTATTGTAAGACAATTACATCCGGCTATTACTTCTAAAGTAATTGATATGGTTGAAGATAGACAAGATTGTTTCTACATCGCTGATTTCAACGATTATGATGATACAATTACTGAAGCAACTGAGCAAGCAAATTCAGTAGATTCAAACTATGTAGCAACTTACTATCCTTGGGTTAAAACAATTGATAGTAACACAAATAAATTAACAACTGTACCACCATCAGTATTGATGCCGGCTGTATTCGCTTCTAATGATAGATTAGCAGCTGAATGGTTCGCACCTGCTGGTTTAAATAGAGGTGGTATCACTGGAGCAGTTAGTGTATTAAATAGATTAACGCACGCTGAAAGAGATACTCTTTATGAGAACAAAGTAAACCCAATCGCAGCATTTCCTGGACAAGGTATTGTAGCATTCGGACAGAAGACATTGCAAGATAAGGCATCTGCTTTAGATAGAATCAATGTTAGAAGATTACTTATCACTCTTAAGAAGTTCATCGCTTCAACATCTCGTTTCTTAGTGTTCGAACAAAACACATCTACGACTAGAAATAGATTCTTAAATACTGTTAATCCTTATTTAGAGTCTGTACAACAAAGACAAGGTCTTTACACATTCAAAGTTGTAATGGATGAAAGTAACAACACACCTGATGTGATTGATAGAAACATATTAGCAGGACAAATTTTCTTACAACCGGCTAAGACAGCTGAATTCATCGTAATTGATTTCAACATCTTACCAACTGGAGCAAGTTTCACAGCATAATATGAAAATAAACAAAGTAGATATTTATTAATATAATAAAAAGGAATAAAAATGGCAGAAATATTAGAGTTTGATAAGATGTTCTATACGAACTTCGAACCGAAGATGAAAAATAGATATGTGATGGAGATTGAAAATATCCCTTCATATCTTGTAAAGGCAGCAAATAGACCTTCAATTCAATTTGAACCTATTGTAATGGACCACATCAACGTTAAGAGAAAGTTGAAAGGTAAGGGAGATTGGCAAGATGTGACTATCACTTTGTATGACCCAATTGTTCCTTCAGCAGCTCAGGCGGTAATGGACTGGATTCGTTTAGGACATGAATCAATAACTGGTAGAGATGGATACGCTGACTTCTATAAGAAAGATATCACATTCTATCTATTAGGACCTGTTGGTGATAAGATTGAACAATGGACTTTAAAAGGTGCATTTATCTCTCAGGCTAACTTTGGTGACTTAGCATTTGATTCTAATGAACCTGCAACAATAGAATTAACATTAACTTACGATTACGCAATCTTAGAATTCTAATCAAAAGTATACCCTTTTTTGTGCTTTCTATTTTTTTAAAAACTATGTATTTATATATACAAACTTAAAATAACAAAGTTATGAGCGAAAAACAATATGATTTTCCAACGGAGGTATTAGACCTTCCATCTCAAGGTAAAGTATATCCAAAAGATAATCCATTATCATCTGGCAGAATTACTATAAAGTACATGACTGCAAAAGAAGAAGATATTCTATCAAATCAAAATCTTATCAAAAAAGGTATTGTTTTGGATAAATTATTTGAATCTATTATCGTTGATGGTGTAAACCCAAATGATATTATATTGGGTGACAAAAACGCTATTATATTAGCAACAAGATTATTAGGATATGGTCCTGATTATGTATTTAATTTCTATTCTTCTAAATTAGGACAATCAATACAAGCAACGGTTGATTTGGGTAAAGTTAAAACAAAAGAAGTAGACTTTTCAATGTTCAATAATAAAAATGAATTTGAATTTAAATTACCAAGCAACGGAACTAAGATTACATTTAAATTACTTACACACGCAGATGAAACGGCTATTGAAAGAGATATTACCGCATTGGAAAAACTTGGTAAAGATGTATCTGCATCAATCACAACTCGTTTAAGATATATGATTAAATCAGTTGATGGTGATAACGCTATTGGTACTATTAATAAATTTGTTAATGGTATGTTAGCTAGAGATAGTAGAGCATTTAGAGAATATATAAAAACAATATCACCTGATTTGGATATGAAGTTTGAATATACCCACGAAGATGGTGAGGTGGAGGAGGCGCCTATCTCGATGGGGGTAGGGTTTTTTTGGCCTGGCTCCGAATCATAGTATTATGGTCCATACCCAAATATTTGATATGGTTCAATATGGGAATGGATTTACTATAATGGAAATGTATAAAATGCCAACTTATCTTAGAAATTTTTACTATAATAAGTTGGTAGATGCAAAGAAAAAAGAATCAGAAGAAGTTCAGAAAACAAATAAATCATCAAATTCTAAAGTTAGGATACGCCGATAATCATTGGTAATCCTAACTTTTTTATTTATGGGATATTTATAGATGTTAAATTGTATATACTATGAAAAGATATAAAATATCAGAATCAAAATTAAATGAGTTTTGGGGATTATTTGGTAAGAAAAAACCTGAAACTATGCAGCAAATTATTGATGATGACCCAATATTAAAAAAATTAGATGCTGAATTAGCAGATATTAATCAATCATATGTTCCTAGACTTAGACAAATGAAAAAAGAAGACCCAAGATTGTTTAAAAAAATGCAAGATATGGGGATTATAGGAAAAGATTTTAAGTAATACTATAAATGGCAATAAAACCACTTACACCAGCTGAACAATCAGAATTAAATCGTTTGTTAGAAGAAAACGCTCAGATATCTGAACGTATTCGTATTATAAACGAAAAAATTGCTACTGCCGTAGGTTCTGAAAAACAGCAGTTGGAAGATATGATGGAGCAGGAAAAAATAAGATTAAAGCTCCAAAAAGAATCTGCAATTCAATATCAAAAAAGAAAGGAATATTTAGATTACGAAGAAGATGCATTGGAATCAATTGCATCGTTAAGTAAGGCCACTAAAAAAATTATAGATGGTAAGTTTACTACTGAAAGTTCATTAGCTTCTGTTACTCAACGAGTAATTAAAATGAAGCAAGCTGAGGTAAACTTGGATGGCGCTGCTTTAGAAAAATCAATAGCAAGGAGAGAAACATTAGAAGGGTTGCAAAAAGCTGTAATCGAACAAGCACAATCATTAGCACATCACAGCGGAGAGCATATTGCTCATGAGGAAAAAATAGAACAATTTGAGAGAAGTATATCTCATTTAACTACAAAACAAAAAGAAGAAGCTAGGCAATTATATAAAATAAAAGAGGCTTTAGAGAAAAAAGAAGAAAGAATTGCTGAATTGCATGAACAACAACATCAATTAATGCATCATTTGCCGGGGTTTATGAGTGAAGCTTTGGATTTTTCTAAAGGATTAATTAAAGCTATTACAAAATTAGGACCTTTGGCATTAGTATTTGCTGCAGCTGGGGCAGCATTACATTCGTTTATTGCATTAGACCAAGCTGCAGAAGATTTTAGAAAAGAAACTGGATTAACACTATCACAAACAAAAGAACTAGCACATCAAGCGCATCATATTGAGATGTATTATAGAGATGCTGGTATTGAGTTGAAGGATGTGTTTGATACAATGTCAGCATTAAAAACATCATTTAGTGATGTAGCACAATTTTCGGAAGAAACTGTAGCTGCATTAACTTTAATGAAAACCAATTTTGGTGTTACCGCTGAACACGCAGCTAATGTACAAAGTATATTTGAAAGTGTGGGTGGATTGAGTTCCGATACAGCTGCAAATGTTCAATTGCAAGTTGCTAATATGGCTAAGATGTCTGGAATAGCTCCTGATAAAATATTTAAAGATATTGCAGAAAATGCGGAAGCAGCATCAACATTTTTTAAAGGTGATTTGAATGCATTAACAAAAAATGCAGTACAAGCACAAAGAATGGGTACTTCTTTAAAACAACAAGTATCTTTAGCAGAAAAATTATTAGATTTTGAAAATGGTATAGAGGAAGAATTGGTAGCAGCAACATTTGTTGGGGGTGAATTTAATTTAAGTAGAGCAAGAGCATTGGCAATGGAAGGTAAACTTGCTGAAGCTAATGCAGAAACGTTATCACAATTACAAAGAAGTGGTGACTTCCGTAAAAAAGATTACTTCACACAACAACAATTAGCTAAAGCAGCTGGTATGAGTGTGGAAGAAATTAATAAGCAATTAAACGCACAAGAAAAATTAAACTCATTATCAGCTGAAGACCAAAAAATGGCACAAGAAGCTATTGATAAAGGATTAGATATAACTAATATAGATAAAGAACAATTAGGACTTGAAGTAAAGAAATTTGCAGCACAGCAAGAACAGCAAGGGCAATTGACTAGAATGCAAAACGCATTTATGGGTATTGTTGCTACTGTTGGTGGCGTACTATCTCCACTATTAGAAGGGGTAGCAAGTATAATGAATTTAATACTATTACCAATAAACGCAGCTGTTGAGGGATTGGCAAAAATGGCAGGATTCTTAAAAGAAAATTTGGATATAGCTGGTGTATTTTTAGGAGTATTAGGTGCAATATACGCACAGAAAATAGCAACTGTTGTTGTATCTCAATATGAAAATGCTATTATGATAGCTAAGCTGGCACTTACAAATAGGGCAGCATTAGCAGAGAAAAAAGGATTATTAGCTGGTGTAGCTAAAATGGCTATAAGTGCATATAACTCAATTGCAGCATTCATCCCTGTTATAGGTCCAATTTTAGGTGCGGTGGCAGCTGCTGGTGCATTGGCGTATGGATATAGTTTGGTTAGTAAAGCTGGAGACGTAATGTCACCTGCTGATGGTAAAACTAGAGTATCAACAAAAGAAGGTGGTTTATTTGAATTATCGCCAAACGATGATTTAGTAGCAGCACCTGGAGCAGCAAAAGCGATGCAAGGAGCAGCGGCTGGCGGAGGTACACCTCAAATTAATTTAGCAATTTTATCTGCACCATTAAATGCTATGATAGCTGAAATAAAAGGATTAAGAGCAGATATGGCTGCTGGTAAAATATCGGTACATATGGATGGAGCAAAAGTTACAGCAGGAGTATCAAATCAGGTTAATAAGAGTACACGAAATAACTTTGCAATAGCATAAAATATAAGTAAATGCCAACAATAGAAGAATTATTTAAAAGTAAAAAATTAGTTAGTGGGCAAACTGCTGAACAACAATATGATATTCGTAATACTGCTGATTTACGAAGAAATCCATATAATGTTTTAATGACTCCATCTTTTAGAATTGCTGAAATTGGTAGAAGAAATTTATCAATCCGAACAAGAGAAAGAAGATTAGAAGAAGAAGTAACTGGACTAAGAATATTAGCAACAACAACAAGCCCTTTTATATACGGAACTGATATAATTAAATTCACTACAAAAAGTAGAGGGATTGTGGATGATATGAAAAGTGGAGCTAAGGGTGTTAGTAATGGTGGTATATTAAGTACATTTTTAAATAAAGCAGAGAATTTAGGTAACAATATATTATCAAAATTAGGAGTTAAATTACCTGAACAATTAATACCAAGCCGTATTGCTCTTAATAAAGATTTTGGAACAATAGGTCCATTAGGTCCTGGTGCAAAGCCGGGCGGAGAGTATGCAACTATGATTAGATTACAAAAAATAAAATCAGCTGGTGCAGGAAATTTTTTAGGTAAAGTATTAGCCAATAACTTACAAGGAAGACCAAATGAAAATCAATTGATTGGTTCAGCTTTAGAAATTGGAAAAAAGGCGTTAAACAAATTATTATTGGGGTCACCATCGCAAGCAGCACAACTTAAAGCTAAATTGAGTGATACTGGTGAGACTGCAGGATACGCTAGTAATTATCCATATTCAAAAACTGTATTACCTTGGGTTGATGCGAGTACGATAGAAATTAGAGATGATTTATCTTCAAAGTATGTAACATTTCCACAAAAAGAAATAGGTCCAGATGTTGAATGGGGTAAATATATTAGACCAAATGTAATAAAAACACCAAAAACAAAATTTAGTAGAAATGAAATACAACGTAATAATAGTATTGAAAGAGTCAGAGCGATGTTTACAACATCAGATTACTTAAATAAACAGGTTTCATATCCATCAGCAACTGGGTTAAAAAATGATTTAATCAAAGATGCGGAAAAGCAATTAGATGATTATGATTTTGTAACTTTAAAATTTTGGTCTGTTGTTAAAAAAGCAGCTGTAAATTTTAGAGCAACTATAAGTG